CTGTGGACGAATGGTGCTGAAACCATACAGAACGTCAATACGGCAAGGCATACGGTCGTTGTTGATGTCGTACTGACGAACAACGCGCAAGCTGATACCGTTATGGACAGAACGTGCAGCCATATCGACCCCTTGAGGTAGCAAGAGATCAGCCGTGGCGAACGATATTGCGTCCTTGTGGTAAACCAGATTCTGTGCGTAAGCAGTAGAAGCGGAACCCAAGAAAGTCACAACAGCGCTAGATGCTGGCAGGGCAGTCATGGTAGCCAATGCGTGAGCAGCGGAGTACATGGGAGCCACAGTTACAGTCCAATCGCCAGACGAAGCGGTTGCATCAGCCAGAGCCACAAACTGGAACAGCGAACCAGTGGTTTCACGGGTTTGCGGGTTCACAGCAGAGCAAGCTGCAACGGTAAACACGTCACCAGCTTTGATGGTTGTAGTCACAGAACCTTGGGTCAAAACAAGGGTGGCAGAACCTTCAGAAGTCACAGTGGTTTTCACAGTGGTAGCAGCGGTAGCATCACGCGAACCAGTAGTGTGCTGCTTGATCGACTGAGACATATTGATCTCGTCGTAACCCAGCACGCCAGTGCCCATCATGCCGTTCTTAAACTGCTTGCTGATGGTGTCGGTGGGGTTGAACAGACCTTTCATGCCTTCAACCAGACCAGCGTTTGCAGCGGGGTTAACCGTTGCATAGCGGGGGTTCATCACAGCAGCGTTCTCGTTCAGCTTTTGCTGGGCTTGGAGCAAGACCAACGAAGTCGAAGGAGTGGTGCCGGGAGTGCCAACGCTATTACCGATGGTTTTGTAGGCATTGGCAACATCAGCGTCAATGCTGGAGGCCAACTGGGAAATACGCGGCTTCAACACACGCTCAGCGAAGTCATCCAATTGCATGGTCAATTCAGCAGATGTGAAGTTGACGCCGATGTGCTTTTGGGTAGAAACCGTTAAAGTAGTGTACTGCTCGTTGTCGTCCTGAACTTGCAGGGCGGCACCGTCAGTGACCAAAGCGCGGTCAGGCAGGCGAATACGCAGAGTAGAACCGATCTTGGCACCTTCAACAGCAAAGCTGTCGTCGTACTGACGGTTAACGTTACGGGTGATCACCAGATTGTTCTCAAGGATTTCGAGAGCCTTCCGTGTGATCATATCAATGGTTAGGATACTATTAGACATGAAAAAAAGTCCTTAAAAAAGTTAGCGGTTTGCCTGCGCTTGCAATTTTCTAATCTGCCGTGCCCTTTCGGCTTCTATCCACTGCGAATCCGACATGGTCTTGATAGACCGTGGATCAGTAGTGTCAAAGGCCGGTGATCCAGTGGATCGGGCGGTGACAGGCGAGATTGGTGCTGGCGCCGACGTTGTACGTTTCACGGGAGGATCAGCAGCCAGTTTGGCTTCAATCTTCCCAATTTCTTTTGCCTGACCGAGTGGCGACATACGGGAAATACGTTCCGCGTCCTTGGGGTTAGAACCGAGGTAGTAAGCTAACTCAGGCCCAACATCCGAAGATCGAATCGTCTCTGCCATCACGTCGGTGATCGGAAGTTTGGGGTTGTACGCGACTTGTTCAAAATCCTCGTATTTGCCACGGGCTTCTTCTTCACGTTCATGGTAGCTCTCAAGAATTTGCGACTGCTGCCTTGCCGCATCCCGTTTGGCGACTAGTTCTTCAGCGCGCTGGAGGGCCAATGCTTCTGCATAGGCTTCAGGTGTTTCAAACTGGTCAACGGATTGGGCGGCTGGAGCTCTCAGCGTTTGCGTTTCCGCTTGGCGCTGCGCTTGTTCCCGTTCCCACTTTCGTTGCTCTCTTGCAAGGCGTTTACCAATAGCTGCGTCCATTTCCTCTTGCGAGAATGTTTTGGGCGTCTCTACTTCCGGCGTAATAACTTCAGTCTCAGGCGCAGCCGTTGCAACCTGATCTGGCACGGATTCAACTTCCGCTAGGATTTCTTCTGACATTTTTTCGATTCCATAGAATCCCTGGTGAGCGCACCAGTACGTTTTCGGGCATTATGCCGTATCTTCTGGCGCCGTAGGGGGCATTTGCTCCTTGGCTAAATTCTGTACTGTTTGGACAAAGTGGAATACCTCTTGGTATGGGCGGCTGCCCAAATAACCGAGGATTTGGTTTACTAATTCAATAGGTAGATTGATGTTCATAATGCTGTCCAAGTTAAAGTTGATTCATCCCAAGCGTATGGGTTGCCATCATTGGGATACGGGGTAGGAGAATTCCATTGGCAAGTATGCTCATCAAGCAACCAGCTTGTGTAAGGCCGTGGCGGAATAAATGCGTCGCGTTCATCGTCATAGGTATACCCAATGCCGGCGTAGTTTTTACGCATAGTGCCGTTGTATGATGTCTGTTTCCACTTGGTGTAGCCACCACTCCATGAAACCAAAAACTCTATGCCTTTAGCTTCAGACTCAACGCCGTCAACTAACAATTCGTTGTTGTGTACGCAATGCACTTCTAGCACTACATTGGCGTCATCAAGTTTTGCAAAATGTGCCATTTCTTCCTCAGAACGTAATTGAACCGCTGCCAGTCCATTTATAAATACGATAACCACCAGTTACTGTGACAGTAGGCGAGCCTGTTGTAGATACTGCGGCAGCGTATGTATCCGCATATCGAATAATAACTATGCCAGAACCTCCAGCAGCAGGGGTGCTATCTGCACCGCCGCTATTGCCGTTGCCGCCGCCGCCGCCTCCTGTATTAGCAGTTCCTGCTGCTGGTGCGGCAGAACCATAAACGCAACCAACGCCGCCGCCGCCATTGCCGCCAGGGCCTGGGGTACCGCCGCCATAACAACCACCACCGCCTCCACCGCCATAATACGTAGCAGTTCCAGTTATAGACGATGACAATCCAACGCCGCCAGCACCTGAATTCCCAGAACCACCAGCAGCACCTGCGCCGCCGCCGCCACCACCGCCTGCTCCAGCACCTCCATTATTGCCTTGCCCGCTTATGCCTGTACCAGCGCCAACCCCTCCAGAACCGCCTCCGGAACCACCATTTTTGCCAACGGCAGGAGCACCAGATGTGCCGCCGCCGCCGCCGCCGCCTCCGGTAGATGTAATTGTTGCAAATACTGAATTAGAACCATTAGAACCTGGCGCTCCCGTGCCACCCGCATATCCAGCACCACCAGCGCCAACAGTAACTGTATATGTACTTCCACTAGAAACAGAATATCCGGTAGCAGTTAAATACCCGCCCGCGCCACCAGCACCGCCCAATCCAGTTGAATAACTTTCTCTACCGCTGCCGCCACCGCCCGCAACAACTAAATATTCTACTGATGGCGGAGAAACAATTAAAACGGGCCAAAGTGATGCGCTTTGTGCTTGAAATTGGTCGCTTAAATTCCATACGCCAACAGCAGCAGAAGTTGATGTTGTTGGCTCAACAGACGACAAAATTGAACCTTTCCATTGTATTGACATAGTATTAAATAGTAATTGAACCGCTGCCAGTCCAAGTGTAAATACGATAACCGCCAGTTACTGTAATAGTCGGCGAACCTGTTGTTGATGTAGCTGCAAGGTATGAATCAGGATAACGAATAATAACTATTCCAGAACCGCCGTTGGATGCAACGCCAGTTCCGCCTGCGCCGCCTCCACCGCCGCCAGTGTTAGTAGTGCCATTACTTGCAGGAGGACTATTGTTGTATGCTCCACCAGTTCCGCCACCTCCAAGTCCACCAATCCCAGGCGTATTGCTGCCAGAATAATTAGGTGCTCCGCCACCACCACCGCCAGCGTAATATGTAAGTACGCTGCTTATAGATGAAGATAAACCAATACCGCCATTTCCGCAAACAATGCTAACCGCCGCAGTCCCAACCGCACCTGCACCGCCGCCGCCGCCTGTGGTGTACGGGTTTGCGGTGTTATTTGCGCCGCCGCTATTACCTTGGCCAGAGACACCAGTGCCTGGTGTTGATGTGGTAGACGCGGCGCCGCCAGAACCGCCAGAACCGCCATTTACGCCATTTGCTGCGCTACCGCCAACTGATCCTTGCCCGCCGCCGCCGCCTCCAGTAGCTGTAACAGACGAAAAAACAGAGTTGCCGCCATTGACACCTACTGCTGCGCCTGTTCCGCCTGCGCCAATTGTGACGGTGTATGTACTTCCAGAAGAAACAGCAAATCCTGTGGCAGTTAAGTACCCACCAGCGCCGCCAGCACCGCCTCCATTACCGCCACCGCCTCCCCCGCCCCCTGCTACTACTAAATACTCAACGCTTGTAGGTGTGGTTGAAAAAATAGGCCAAGTTCCGGCTTTTGCTGCCTGAATTTGATTATTTAAACGCCACATCCCAACCGCAGACGACGCGGATGTTGTAGCAGCCGTAGCTGCTCTGATGGCGCCTTTCCACCGATTAGCCATTTAGGTAATAGCCTCATAAGATGCGGTAAGTTCAATAGCAGAAGCAGTGCCCACGGTAACAACAATAGATTGCGCTTCACCAAGATAAAACGCTGTGCTTTTATCTACAACAATTAATGATGCATTTACAGGGACAATGACTTGATAAACCAAACGATACGCTGTGCCGCCTCCAGAAATTGCGCTGTTAATTGAAACAGTTACAGTTGCAACTGATCCAGTCACATTGGCAGCAACAATATTGTCAATTTTATTTACCGTGCCGGACGCTGGAGTAAGCGCAGTCCAAGTGGTAGCAGATGTTGTGCTAGGAATTAAATACGATGTGTTTCCATAAATGGAAGTGACGTTGACAATGTTTGGATTAGCCATGTTGTTTCCTTAGTAACCGAAGATCATTGCCATCGCAATGGATTTGCCTGTTGTAATACCACTACCGCCCGTGCCATTAGCCGCTGATGTAATTCGGCCATAGGCGTCAACCGTAATGTTGGTGCTTGTATAGCTGCCAGCAGTTACCGCAGTTGTGGCCAATGCAATTGTGCCGCTGGTGGTGATTGTTCCACCTGTCAGCCCCGTGCCAGCAGTAATGCTGGTAACCGTCCCTGATCCGCTACTGGCCGCGACCCATGATGCTGTTGTGCCATTTGATGTCAAAACGTAGCCATTAGCGCCAATAGCCAATCGGGTGGCGCTATTTGTGCCATTACCAAGGATCAAGTCGCCAGCAGTAGTGATGGGCGATAAAGCATTAAAGCCCGCTGCTGCGGTTGTTTGGCCTGTGCCACCGTTGGCGATAGCTACTGTGCCGGTAACGTTTGCAGCGTTTCCGCTAATATTTCCGCTGACTTGTGAACCAGGCAAGCTAAGTGCGCTTAACGTGGTCAATGTGGAATTGCTTGACGCTGTAACGTTG